TGTCAATATCTTTAAATTTTTCTGTGCCTTCTTTTGCTACTTCATTAGCAAAGGCTTGACGACGTTCAAAATTAGATAGTGATCCAACAGTTTTACCAAGTGTTTTAGCATACGCTTCTACTGCGGGATCAAGACGTGTAAAAATACCCAATTCGTCCAAAAGTTCAGGTTCTAGTTTAGTAACACCACGAACCAAACGGTTAAACGAATCAGTTAAATCTCGACCCAAGGCACGAGAAGCTTTTAAGGAAATTTCGGCTAAGTTATTTATTTGATCTGCACTAAAACCTGATGATAGTGCTAAGTTAGCAAGCTCTGCTGTCTGAACGATTGAAAGCTGTCCTTTAGTAATTTCTTGCAAACCTTTGATGATTTTAGGACCACTCTCACCAATCGCATTAGCAAGTGCATTAACACCTGTGATGGTTTGTTCCGCGCGAGCAGCTTGATTGAGAGCTTGGAAAGCAGCAGTGATAGCAAAGATAGTGGCAGCTGCACCTGCATAAGCAGCAACTAATCCACCAAGTCCGGATGCTTGAGCAGAAAACTGACGACCAGCTGAAGCAGAGGCTTGACCTAAGCGGGTTTGGGCGCGACCGATACTCTCAGTTTCTTTAACAATTTTTTGAGCACCAGCACTTTTAAAGCGCGTTTCAACAACTTGTGTTACTTTACCTGCCAATTACCTTCCTCTACTCGCTTTTCCTAGCGATTCTTTCTCTTTTTGTTTATGAGCGTAAAAGTCACCAAGCTCTTTTTCTGCGACTTGAAGAAGTTCAAAAACTTGTCTAACATTATCTATCTGATAAATAGTAAGAATAGAGTCAAGACCTGCATAGTCTTTACCTAACCAAGTCCCACTCATTCCTTCCCACTTATCTGGTAAAACGTTTAAAAGTAAGAGTGCTTGTTGAACTTCAAAAGATAAAAGGGATGGGTCTTTAGGCATTTGACTTTCGTCAGGCTCCCAACCCATCTGTTCGCACATATCAATGTACTGATCTTGATTCATACCTCCAGCAAATAAAGAATTGCGAAGGTAGTCAATTAGTTTTTTACGTTTTCTTCAGCCTTCTTTTTTGAAAACTGTTCAAAATCATTCATTGCATCTGTAATAAATTGGTCAAATATTGATGAAGATTTAAGCAATTCTACAGCTTCTTCATCACTATACTCGATATCATCACTGGCGTCCATTCCTGAAATATCAACAGGAAGAAGAAGAGGAAGATGCTTAAGTTTTAAGCCTTTCCAACCAACGATAGCTTTTTCAGCATAATTTTCAAGAAAACGATCATTGTCGATTTCTTCCTCACGCTGACGTGTGCGTTTGTTAAATTTATATGTTAAAGAAGCGTTGCGCACTCTCATTAGATCTTCGCGATTTAAAAAGCGAATATTGACTGAAAAACCCTCGATATCTGGGAAATCTACCCAGGTAGTGGTTTCTTTTGCAACAAGATTTTTAATTTTACTCATAGTATCCCCTCGGAAAAAACGAGTGCCTATCACGAATCTGCTAGTCAAAGGTGAGGGGAGACCTTGATTTGCAAGTGACAGGCACTCTTCTGGTTAAAAAGTTAATGTTACCCCTCAGAAACATCAAAATATTATTATTTAGCAGCGAAGATTGTTACTTCACCTCCGTCACCTTTGTTTGCTGTTGTTTCTTGAGCAAGAAAGTTGACGGTCATTGAGACCACGTCCTCAACGCCAATGGTTGGGAATTCAAACTGACAAGCGTCAAGCTGGAAAGCTACATAAGGAGCTGTTGTTCCACCAATGATTAGGTTTGCGTTTGAAGTTTGTGCTGAAGAAGTACGTGAATCTTCAGAAATATTACGTAGGAACCCAGCTGATTCTAGATCACCTGTACGAAGGTACATGGTGGCAGAACCTGAAACAGTACGTGTGCCAGTAAACTGACCAATCGGCTCGTTAAGAGACGAAAGCTCCTCTGGAGTCAAGTAAGTAATATTATTATTGTAATCAAAGCTTAGTGCTGTGACTGGGAAGACGAACTTCTCGTCAGATGCACCAGCTGAAGCTTTATGGTGGAACTCAATCGCACTAAGACGATTTTTAATAAATGAGTTTGTTGACGATACGCCCGCAACATTCATTTGATTATATGGATGGTAGGCACCCATTACTGTTGCTGTATGACTCATTGTTTGAAAGTTGGAGTTAGCTGTAACGCTTGAACCACTATTCAAAACGCCACCAAAACATGAAATAGCAACATCACGTGGAGTTCCTGTCAATTCTTTCATGGTTGTTCCAAAACCTGACCAAGTTGTTGTAGCAATTTCTTCAATACCTGCATCAACAGTTGCCCCATTCACTGTAGCATTTGAAACTTGATAAATAACATTGTCAAGCTTAAAGTAAAGGTGGTTTTCAACAGCTGTTGAAAAGTTTGAACGTGTTGAATGCGATCCTGTACCTGCTGCAACATTAGTAGTTCGTAGCTTACCGCCTGTTGCCCAAACAGAACGCTCATCAGCAGTTCCATCAGACCCACCAGTTACTTTAGTGTTTGAAACCAATGACTGCCACATAAACCAGTCAGCCACAGGTTTTACGTTACCTGTTTGGTTGGTAGCCGCTGTAGTAGTATTTGCAGCTGCTCCAGTTAGCACGCCTGTAGGACGTAGATATACTTGAAAGTTCCAGTCTACAGGGTTTATAGCAGTATTAAAACGCTGCTGCGAGCGGTCTGGTGTAATCCCAGATTCAAGTGAAGTAATATCCTGAGTTGCTGCTGAAGAAGTCATTGCAAAACCTGCTAACACTTCAAGCTTCCAAGTGTTTGTTGGTCGCAAATCAGTAATTGCTGCACCGTTGATGATATCAACAGTTGACAAAAATACTTCTGAATTTCTTTGTAAATTAAGAGATGCCATCCCTTTTCTCCTTATCCGTCTAGTCTATAGACTGTCGTTAATTGTACCTCTGCTAATCCGTATGGTGTGACCAACCCTTCATCAGTAGAAATATTATCTATTGTTATATCTAGTATTCCTTTATCAGGGTTGTCCCCTAATGAATAGACAACATGTTCTATGTCTTGAACTAAGCTGTCTGAGAGACTTTGAGAATTATCTTCCCCAAATACGTATGCTCTTATGGTAACGTCTAAAGTTGCTACCGTCAAACTTTTAGAATTAAAATCTCTAATTTCGGTGCCAGCACTTATATAAATTGCTGGAAAGTCGTTGACTTCATCGAGAAATTTTAACTTTCTGAAAACATTGTTAAAAAGATTGTTAGAGTAAGTGTAGGATACATTAAAGGTGGACGTTTGTCCATCAATTTTTTTCAGTTCAGTAACTAAAAATTCAACTATCTCTTTACGTCTTGATGCCATTTTTACACCCTTAAAATTTTAAATGCTCGTGAGTATAAACCTTGCACTACTTCACGTACAGTGTCCCCTACAAACTCATCAGGATCTCGCTCTGTACCTACAAACACTTTATAGATGGGATCATAGAAAAAAGCCATTACTGATCTTCTATAATCAGGAATAACCTGAACACTAGATCTAAATCGTCCAGAACGCTCGGTTAAAATTGATCCCGATAAAGGAGGACCTCTTCTTGGTCCACTAGGCATTTTATCTCCTAACCTGCGTCTGACAAGAGCAGATATTTGAGCACCAGAAATAAATTTTTGTGTTTTTGAAGGTTTATCGCCTGTTACAGTAAGTCTACCAGGAGTAATATTCATGTTGGGCGTTTGAATTTTAGACTGGAGTGTCAAAGGTGTTTGACCACCTTCTTGAAACTCTCGTGCTAATGCTACTGCAAAACCCATCAAATTACTTATTATTTGTTCATTAGGTTTTGATGACGCCTCTTTTTGATATCGTTGAATTCTTTTTATTAAATATAACTCTATTCCTTTTGAAAAAGCCCTAGAATGTGCTTTGATAAATTTATTAGTAATATCTGCTTTTTTAAAAGAATTTCTTAACTTAGCTTTTGGAGCTGTCTCAATTTTATATCTTGTGACTATACGTTTGCCAGTTTTTACTTTTAATCCTGTATTAGGATCTATCACTTTTTCGCTTACAGTGCTTTCTTTAAAAGTTAGTGAAAAGTTCTCTAAAAAGCTAGAAGCGTTGAAAGCATTGAAGTCTCTAAGAGGATTTTTTACAAAATCAAGCTGAACACGTTTGCCACCTTTTTCAGCGTCTATAACATTAACCACTAAAAGATTTTCAAATTTTTCGTTTATTTGAGCTAAAACCTTATTCCATTTATCAGCAAAGGCGGGTGATTTAGTTAAAAAATTATAAGCATCAACCCCAGAGAAACCTTTTTGTCCAAGCTGTTTTGATCTTTGCCTAATAGCAGCAAACTGTTGTGGAGCTACAGCTTTTGATACACTGATAGCGCCTAAAGCAATATTTTCTCCACCTGATGCAGATAAACCACCAGTCACTTTTGTTTCAAAGAATCCTAAATTTTGAGCAGCAGCACCCTTTAATACTTGAGTCTGAGATAATCTAATACCTGTCTGTCGTTCGAAGTCATCAAGTTGAATCTCACCATCAGGAGCTGCTTCAGGGGACGTGAATATATTTTTATTTTTGACTTTTTTACCTAAACCAATTTCTTCAGACACATAGTCTGATAGATAACGGATCATTTGGTTTCTCTGCTCTACTGTAAGTTTTTTAAATTGAAAAGCAAAAGATCCAACATTTTTCAGATTTGGATCTAAACCTGTTAAAGAAAGTGATTGTTTTAATGATGATTTACGACCAACGTTTTGATATCTAAGGGGTTTTCGTCGTAATATTGGACGAGCTGCCATTATGCAATAATCCTATATAAATCTAAAATACGGCGAATGTGTGGAGGAAAGTTACCAGCTAAAGGATAGTTATCACCACGCTCTCCTTCAAAAGAAAATCCTTTTTTCTCTTGATCTTGTTTATATAGAAGTTTAATCATGTCAAGAGTAGCTAATTGTATGTCTTGTGGTATGTCACCTGATTCGTAACCAGCACGGTACTCTACTTTAACTCCAGAAGGAAAGGGCGCAAAGGAAGGAGCCCCCGCTAGAGTCATTGCTGGATAGTTGTTGCGGACTGTAGGATATGATCCTCTAACACCGACTGCACCTACGTCGCGAGTTACTTCTCCCATATCGCGAGAAAAGTTATACTCATTAACTGCGTTGTGAACATCAGTTGTTTCAGTGTCATCATTTTTACCATCAAAATGCACTAAGAAAATAGTTTCTCCATCTGGTCTAAATCTTTGGGTTGGAGGAGTAAAGTTAGCAGATGAGTACCTAGCTTTATCTGATACTCTAAGCTCATCCATGTAACCTTTAAATGTAGTGCCTATCTCAACGTTACTTGTAAATGTTAGGTTTGCTTCAGTAAAAGAAGCATCAGCAATTACGTTACCGTTATAGTGTAAATATAGTTTTTCTTCTGTTAAGTCACGAGATACCGCAACATGAGCAAAACGACGTTTAGCAAACTGCTGAGTCTCAATAGAGGTGTTAGCTCCTTCAATAACAGTTGCTGTTCCTGAAACATTTGCCTCATATGCTAAACCTTTTTGGTTTGCTAATCTAAATTCCATGTAATTCGAAGCGTCTGTATTAATTGAAAATAGTACATTATCTTGTAATGTCGCTTCATCTACGCGAACAAACATCTCGATAGTAAAATCACCCTCTTCGAATTTTAAGTCTGAAGATACAGTGCTACCTAAGAGGTAATCACTTGTATTAAGCTCAAGAGAGGATTTTCCAAATTTTTTAATTCTTGAATTTATGTGAGCATCATTAACAAAACTAAAAGTTGTTGCATCTTTATCTTGCGTAGTTACAGGCCTACCTATAGTAGTCGGATCAGCTAAAATTTTATCTTCTGTGCCATTGAATTCAGAAACTTGATATACGTTTGAAAGAGGTAGTCTTGAAACCATAACAGAGCTTTTTCCTCCGTCAAACACTTCAACATAATCATTAGCCAACATTTCTTGACCAATATAGTGCTCAACCACGCCTGTAGCGTAGTTAATTATATTAGCAAGCCTAGCGTCTTGACTAGTAGACGAAATGCTTAGATAATCTTTAACTTGTGCTAATGTAACAAAAGCATATTTTCCCAAATTTTCTTCTAAACGATCTACCATGTTAATTTACCTGTTCTCCCTCTTCTGATTACTCATATAATGAAAAGGGAGGCGTTGACCGCCTCCCCCTGTGTAGTTCAAAGATGTCTAAGTTAGACTTAGCCAGCTTCGATTGTAACAGCGTAGCTGTACTTAGTAGCGTCAAGAGCTGCATTTGAGTTAGTTGTAAGAGCTTTAAAGTCAATACGAGTGCTCATGTACATTGCAGTGACCTGCTGACGTGGTTCGTACTCGCTCTCAATCTCGATACCGCGACGTTCTGCGATCATAAAGCCAGGCTTATAAACTAGAACACCGAGATCACGGTTAGATCCACCAACGTTATCTAAGAACTCAGTGATTGCAATTGGGATACCGTAAACGGCACCAACTGAACCTGTGAGATAAGTAGCGTTTGGACCAAACTTGTCAACTGTCTGGAAGTCAGAAGTTGTAACAAGGTTGTTGTAACCTTCGATTGATGTTAAGTACACAAGGTCGTTACCAAGCTGAAGGCCATACTTGCCAAGCTTAGTGCGGGCTGCAGCGATATCTGATGGATCAGCTTTATCGTTTGCAGAACCTGTGTCCACAGTCAGACCGGCGCCTACGTCACCTGTAAGGTTAGTAATACCTTCGATAACGGATGCATAGCCAGTACCGGCTGTAATTGCATTTGTTGGTGATGCTGTAAATCCAGTTAGTGCACCAGTTCCACGTAGGATTGCTTTATCGATAGCACGGGCTAAACGACGTGTAGCAGCTGCACGCAAGAAGTCGAGCAAAGGAAGAACTGTATCTTCTTCTTCGTCTTTTGCGAGGTGTGTGGTAGCCATGAACTTATGTGGAGTAAAGTCCACTGAGCTAATGGTGTTCTGGTTGCTGGTTGGTACGCGAGTTGCGTCAGCAATACCTGTAGCGAATGTGCCAGAAGCAAATTGTGCTACATCACCGTCTGTATCTTCGTCAGCTACTGGTACGCGGAATGTTTTCGCGTCAACAGCCATACGAGTGAACATTGGAGCAACAACTAGCTGCTGTTCCATCTCGGTGTAAATATTTTGTGAGAAATTGCTCAAGAACTGATCAACAGATGTAACAGCTTTCATCTTGGCACCGACTTTGGTGTCAAAGATGTCACGCTTGTTAAGCAATTTCGCAACAAGAACGGCGTTAGCCATATCTTTTTCAGAATACTGAGCTTCGTTGCGGCTCTGCTCCTGATAATGCATTTTTGAACGCTGTAATGCAGCGATCTCTTCTTGGTATTTATTCATCTGAGCTTTAAGTTCTGCAACTTGCTCTGATTCATGCGGTGTATAAGCATTATTGCTATCACCTTTAACCAGCATTTGCTGGTCAGCAGCGTCTGCTTCCTTCACGATAGCCTCACCGGTCTCTTTAACCAGTTCAGCAACTGCAGGCTCAGACACTTCAGCACGTGGTGCTTCTTTTTTGATCTCTTCAGCTGGTACAGCTTTAGTAAGATCGATTGTATCTACGACTTGATCAGCCATTTCGTCTTTCTCCTTATCAGAATTTTCGTGAAGCTCTTTAGTAGGGCTCTCGCTTATAACCGCGTCTTCACTTGTAGATTTTTCGACTTGTGAATGTTCTTCTGTTTTCACATTAACAACATTATCACAGTCTTCGCCTGTAGCGTCAACCTCTAAAAATTTAAAGATTGGGTTTTGCTCTGTAGCGACGTTAGTGACTTTAAACATTTTTTCTTGATAGTTTACAAGATCACCATGTTGAAGTTTGCTTGCATCTTCGGAAAGCAAGTTTGTGAACGGGATAGATGCCATTGGATCTTTTATTTCAAGCTCCTCTTCATCCTCCTTTTCCATACCAGTGACTACTTCCTCAGTTTCCGCTTTGACCTCAACTTCTTCAGCATCAGCTTTTTCTTCATCAGCTTCTTCACTCTCATCATGAGGAATAACGTTTCCATCCTCATCTTTTTCGTGATGATCTTCTTCAGATTTTGCTTCAACTTCAGTTTCGGTTACTTCAATCTCAGCTTCGTCGGCTTTAACTTCAGTAACTTCTTCTTCTTTTGAGTTACTCATTGCTTCCTCCTCGGTTGGAGACAACGGACGTTCGTTAATAACTTCGCCCTCCTCCGTGCTATGAATGGGAACACCTGCCATTGTGATATCGTGAGTATGAGGGGGTTCTCCCGCCTCCATCACTACACCAGCAATGATTTTATGAGCGTGGTTTTGCATATGAGATGCGTAGGTTGTTACACCATTCCCACTATCATCCATTTCAACAGTATGATAATGACCATCGCTCATGTCGGTGATTCCTGCTTTAATTTTACGCATCTTTTTTAATTCTTCGGTGCTAGTCTCTTTTAAAGACTTTTTAAACTCGTTAAATTCTTCATCTGAATCAAAAGATTTTCTAATAGAGAAAAGAGAGTCTTGATTACAAGGAACAGATACTACAGAGATCTCTAGTAATTCTACATCAGTAATCATCATTGAATCGTCTTCACGATTATATTTTCCGTCTTTTACTCTAAATCCTACAGAAAAGCTTTTTAACGCGCCATCTTTAATAAGAGTTTGAACTCCGTGATTTTTTTCAGCTGCTTCAGAAACAGCACATTCAACAAAAATACCTTTTTTATCAACACGGATATTATCTACACGACCAATCGGGCAGTCATGCTTATGTTGATAAAGAAGAACTGGATTACGCCGATAATTTTCAACGCCTTTAGCCCACGCTTCAGCAGTAACAACATCGCCAGAGCGATCTTTTGCAGTAGTATTGGCATAACCAGCAATCTTTAAAGTATTAGAGCCTTTTTTAAGTGCTTTAGTTTCAAAGGAACTGTTTAAATAAAGAGTTTTATTCATTAGTTGTATCCTCTAAATTATTAGATTCCTCTTGAGAGGGTCTTCCACCTTGGGTTGCGTCTGTTGCACTACCCGTAATGTTCTGTGGTATTCTTATGGTATCATTATTTTCCATTTTTGGAAATCTTAATCCTTCACGAGCTTCATTTGGGGTAATAATTCCTGTGTTTACCAGAGTTGAGTAGTAAACAGCTTGAGTCCTATTATCAGGTTGAAGCGCAGGAACCGTTAGCCTATCTGGAGTGATAGTTACCCCTCCATTGAAGAAGTGAGAAAAAGCTGAACAGAATTGATTCAAAATAGGTAAAATAGTATGTAAGTAGAATAACTTTTGATTTGCATCAATATTAGCATTATTTCCAGATTTTAGTAGAACATAAGGCACGCCTAATGCCTTTGCCATATCTTGTTGAATTCTTTCGATAGAGTTCTCAAAATCAAGTTGATCAAAAGACTTAGTAGAAAACTCGTCAATCTTTAATCCACCATCTAAAATTGCGGGGTTTCTAGCACCGTCAAAAATAGTTGTGTAAGAAGCTCTCCAAGATTCTAAAAGTCTTTCTTTAACTCTTTTTGAAAGAATATTATCAGTGGTCAAAACAAAACCAGGAAGCGCGTTGTTCTTAAAAAATTGACGTTGGAACTTAATCATGTAAAAATACAATTCCATTAAATTAAGAATCGGTTTTAGTTTAGATGTGCCTCTAAAAATAGATAATTCGTTCTCAGCCATAACATGTATAATCTCATTTGGCTCAAAACGAATAGCCTCTGCTTTAGTAGTTTGTTTTCCTCGACCAAAACCGTAAAAGTCATTAGTCTGTTGATTATGAACTAAATAATTATAGTGAGAAACGAAAGCACGGCTATCTGGAACTACTTCAACATCGTTAGCTGGTAGTAAGTAAAGAGACTCACCATCATAGTAGAAAAAAGCATTACCATCTAAGTGAAAATCTAAAAAAGCTCTTCTAAATAATCTAGCACGATCTTCAAAAGGATTAGGCTTGATATTCATCAATTTATTTACTTTTTTTGCTGAACCACCTGTAACATTAAGAGGAATCTCTGTTAAGGCGTTAATCACCATCTCTATAGAGCGATGAATTACTTCAATCTCTCTATATGCCTGTTCAAAGTCTACAATAGTTTCGGGAGACGCGTAGGGTTCGAGAGAAGCTATAGAAGGCTGTGCGGGATTAAGCTTTTCCGCTACCCACTCTCTGAAACCTCGTCTATCATTATCTGCCATGTTTTTCCTTTTGAATGTCTAACCAATTTTTAATTTTTAAAGTTAAATGATTAGAGTATCGTTGCCCATAAATTGTATGTAATCTCTGATGATGTGATTTACATAATGTGAATAGGTTGTGATGGTCTAAACTTTCTTTACAGTCTACTGCAAATTCTTCACGAAGGGAAGTAATTTTTTCAACAGTATCAATTTCAGTAATCTTATTACGAGTACACCACTCATTGAATAACTGACTTACTGAAAAAAGATGATGAAGCTCTAGGTTCTGAACAGAGCCGCAAATGTAGCATTCGTCACGTAGTTTATAATCCTTTTTAATATAGTCTCTTATATACTTAATTGGAAATCTTTTTAATTCAGACATTCTTGAAGCACTTCCCAACGTTTAACAAAATGATCAGGATGTTTATTCAATCCTACATCCCCCTCTCCTAGATTTAGAACCCTACCAGAAATAGTAGGCAGGTGGTCGCATTTTTTAAGGTTTTTTATTAAATAACTTACTAGAATATCGTCCCCTCTAGTTAAATCAGTTTTAGCTAAAATATCTGATTTAACACCATCAAGACAAGATTGTTTTACCATAATTACTGAGCCTACTAGAAAATCAACTTCAGCATTTTTGCACCAACTATCTTTGAGTTGTTTATAGTGTTTTGCCTTGGCAACGCCTTTTTTACCATAGATACCAACTATGTCTTGCTTCAAATCATACATCTTTTTAATTAATAGTGGATGAGGTAAAAGATCATCATCCAAAATTAATTTATATTCTTCTTCGTAGTCAAAACATCTTACCCAACGCTCAATGCAGTATTTATTTTTTGTATTATTTATAACATCAACCTTGTCATGACTAAAAGATACATTTGGATTGTTGTTAACAACAGTAATTTTAAAATTTTTACTTAATGTATCACAAATTGCTTTAACATTGTTAGGTCTTTTATAATTTAATAATATAATTCTAAGCATAAATTGATATGTTACTCATCTTTTGGTGTGTGTAAATTGCATACCTAACAGCATCACATGGATGAGACGCCCAGTCATGAATAGCTTTTGGAGTTTCTGTATTAGGATTCCATTTATACGATGCCATCGCGGAAAAAGTATGCCTAGCCCCTTCTGTATCAAAGAAAAGACGGTCTTGTTGAATTAAGACTTGTACAGAATTAATACCGTCATTTACCGATTTAATAGCGTTCTCACAATAAATATCATAGTCATAAGCGAAATCAGCTTTTACTTGTTGTGCAGCAGAGTCAATGTAAATAGTATCTATAGACCACTCATCTATTTTTTCTCCTATTGCTTCGGCTAACTCTGAAGTAGTTGATTCTTTTGATATAAACTCATCTATTATGAAATAATTATCACCATCAGTGCCTATTACAACGAACACATTCTCATCGCGATACCCTACGTCTAAACCTGCAATAACTTCTGAAAAACGTTCACCTACAAAATCTCCAATATGTTTATCTTCGTCTAAGTCTAAATAAATTTGTGCTGCTGTAGTTGTCCATTCACACTCATACTCTTGCAAATAAAGTGCTTTAGTAATTGACTTTTTAGCTTCCTCCACATCGTTTTCAGCTAAAAGAGGGTTAGAGCGCCAAGTGTGAATAGAAGATGACCAATCAGGATACTCAGGGTTGTCTCCTCGTAAGTAATAATCATAAAGATAATTACCTTTACCACGAGGAGTAGAAATCCATAAACATCGCGAGTCTTGAAAAGTAGATAGTGCAGGACGCAAATCACGGGTATAGTATTCTTCGTTAGGGATAATAGCTGCCTCATCCACAATCAGTAAATTAGCAGCACGACCTACAAGAGAGTCACGATTATTAGCAGATAAGAGTCTAAATACCGAACCGTTAATTAGTTTTATAACTTTATCTTTTTGATTGTAGCGATCAACTTCTATCTCTAGTTGTTTGATAAGATCGCCAACATAGTCCCAGATAATAGAGGAGAGAGAAAAGTTAGGAGCAACAACCATAACTTGTTGTCCAGGTTCTAAAAGTTTTGCAAAAGCAAGAATTGCAGCAGCATAGGATTTACCTGTACGACGAGCTGCAATATGAACACAAAAACGGAAAGAATCTAAGTTCTCTACCATCGCCCATTGTGATTCATTAAATTGAATAGGAGTTGGGAGTCTGTCTAAAAGACGTTGTATTTTAATACGGAAAAATTTATCGCTCATCGAGGAAATACGTTAATAATCATTGTAATGACTGTAATTACAGTCACTGCAGCACCGCCTACCCATAAAAGAGTTTTTAAAGAGGCCCTACCAGTAGTAGCTAAACCACCGATATGCTCTATCTCTTTATCCATTTTACACATTTGTTTTTCCATGCGCTCAAACATCTTAACAATATTTAAGTAACGTTCTTCGCATACAGCTTCGTGTGACAAAATTTCAGCCTTATTATTCTGAGAACGCTCATGAAGTCGTTCGATCTCAGTTTGGATTTGGTTTAGCTCCCGTGTATCGTCAGCCATTATTGCCCCTAAATTTTAATTATATAATTCACTACTTCTGTTGGTAGTGTGGTATTCACTGAGAAAGCATTTACAGTTAAAGATGGAACTGTAAGGGCGGGGATAGACAAAGCCGGTACAGACAGAGCTGGGATAGACAGTCCGGGAACTGAATGAGTATGGTTATTAACTGTTAAAGACGGTATAGTTAAAGCTGGAACAGACAGAGCTGGAACAGACAGAGCAGGAATAGAGTGTGAGTGAGAAGCTTGGTTTACTGCTGTCACAAGACCGACCTGAGTAACGTCTTTAGTACCTGCGCTAAGAGTCTGATTGACTGTATATGTAGTAAGTGTTAAATCGCCGTCACCATCAGCACCAGTATTACCAGTGCCTGTATTACCAGTGCCTGTGTTTGCTGTGCCTGTATTTGCTGCAGTGGTGGTAGCAGTAGAGTTTCCAGAGGTACCTGTACCCGTAGTGCCGGTACCTGTGTTTCCTGTCCCTGTATTGGCTGTGCCAGTGTTTGCAGCAGCAGTTGTAACACCTGTTTTAGAAGTTGAAGCTAAAACACTGCTCGCAGCAGCAGAACCTGTAGTAGTACCAAGAGTGTCGTTATTAGCTCCCTTTCCTAGAGGAACTTTATCTCTCAAATCAGGTACATTAAAAGTACCAGAACCATCACCACCTCCGTACCCAGTACCAATCACAGCAAACAAACGAGCATAGGTTGTGCGAGAAACAGCAGTATCATCACAAAGTAACCAACCAGTAGGAGCGCTACCTGCGCCGTAACCAACAATCGTACCAGCAGGGATGATCTCAGCACCCCCTGCGGTTGAACCATCGTGAATTCTTATATTATTTGTTGACGTATCTAAAGAAATTTCGCCCACAAGTCCTGTATAGGAATTGTTTTGAGCAGTTGTTCCCCGTCTAAATTGTAGCTGTGTAGCCATTAATCACTCCTTATGAAAATGCACCTAAATCGAATTTGCCTGTGATTGAAAACGTGTTTGAATCGTTTGTTCCTATTGAAACATTGCCTATAACTTGTGTCTCAACTCCTTGAGTTTTATCTATGACAATATACCTTAAACCGTTAGATATGAGAGACACAGCAGGATCAATGATGGAAACCACTGAATCTCCGCTTGTGATTGCATTGGAACTAAGCCCATTATATGTACCTGCGGTAATGCTGCCTACATTAATATTACCTGTAGTTGTACCGTTGCCGACTGTGACAGTGGCATTAGCTAGAATAGTAAATTTTGAGCGGGCATCAATGCCTAACCCGCCGCTAAATGGTGAAACTTTTGTGCTCATGTCTACCTTTCTATCATAATTTTAACCAGTGGTCAAATTATTTATGAGAATGCTCCTAAATCTAGCTTCCCTACGATTGTTACAGTGTTTGAATCATTAGTGCCAATTACTACGTTGCCATCAATATCTACTTCACGAATAAAGTTAACGTCTCCATTAGAGTCTGCTGTTACAGCCTTAGACGCAGCTACAGTTCCTAGAGTAAGACCGTCAAGAAGTCCAAGTTCTGTTGGGGTGACTCCGCTAGATGCAGCTATCTTACCAGAACCGTTGGTAATCATGACTCGATCAGCTGTCAAGTCACTAGTGGTTACAGTAGATATTGCCCCAGCAATGTTTGCTACACGTCTTGCTTCTACAGCAGTAGTAATAGTAGCGTTAGCAGTAATTCTAGCTTGAAGAGCTGTATCTTCGTTAGTAAGAGTGGTAACATTTGCAGAAATAGCATCTTGAACAGAAGTTCCATTAAACTTAACAGTAGCTGCGTCTACTATGCCTACACTTAGATTAGAAGCAGTAACAGGAGAGAGTGACGTGTTAGATTTAGGATCTTTAGTGTCTGACAGTTTAAATGTCTTACCAGACTCGTCATAGAAAAAAGCAGCGTTACCTTGGTTTCCACGATTAAAGAGCAAACCTACATCAGCACTTGGAGAGCCTGACACACCATCAGCTAACATGATCATACGGTCCTCAACATCAAGGTTAGTTGTAGACACTGTAGTAGTGTCACCATTGATTGTTAAGTTTCCAGTTATTACAACGTCATCGGTGAATGTAGTAGTTATATTATTAGCTGCTCGTCTAGCCTCTAGAGCGTCGATCTGAGTTTGAATAGCTCCAGTAACTCCGTCAACGTATCCTAACTCTGTTGAAGAAACAGGACTAACTTCGATCTTACCTCCACTGCCTGATATCAAAGCTCTTGATGCAGTTAAATTAGTAGTAAGTACAGTGCTTATTGCCCCAGCTATGTTATTTGTTCTTCTAGTTTCGACAGCTGCTACATTATCTTGGACCACATCTAAATTAGCATTGAGTCTAGTTTCTGTATCAGCTGCGGTGCCTACTGTGACAGATGCCACATTATCTTGAACTACATTTATATTAGCATTTAGTCGTGTAAAAGTAATAAAATCGTTTGATGCAGCTACTAGTGTGTTAGCAGCGATTCTAGCTTGTAAAGCTGTATCTTCATTATTATGTACAGTAACGTTAGCTACTCTTCTAGCTTCAATGGCATCAGCGTTTGCATCAAGCACGTTGAGATTAGCATTTAGTCGTGTAAAAGTGATAAAATCGTTTGAAGCAGAACGAGTATCTAGGGAAGCGATAGTAACTTTTTTAGTGGCGTCAACATTAATATCTACGATAGGTAACACGTCATTAGTTGCAAGATCGCCTGCAGCTAATTCTGTGAGGTCGGTAATTTTTACGTTTGCCATTTAAATTCCTTTTAACGTGAAGATACTACTTTCAGTATTGTCGCATAACACTGATATACTGTCAAAATGAAAAATGATTAACTCTCACGTTGGGTTAAAATTGTACGATTATTTTGAGTTTGAAGTGCTCGCCCATCTTGAGTTATAAAACTATCACCAGCAGTATCAAAATCTTGTTCTAACAACAATATTTGAGATGGGTTTTGATTGAGTGCAAAAAACTTGCCATCTTGAGTGATTAGAGGATCAAGACCTAAACTAGCAACTGTGTCTGTAATTTTGTCACTTTGTTCAAGGGCAATAAACCTTAAATCTTGATCTTGTAAAACACGACCATCTTGGGTGGTAATATACTCAAAGTTATCAATATCAACATCGACATTACGTCGAATGGTTGAAATGGATAATACTAAACGACTAACTCCTAAAGGCACTACTCACGCTCACTTATACGCAGAGTCCCTGTTCCAGATGCGGTTATAGCAGCGATAAACCTGTCATTTTCACTAGCAGTTGTTTCACTGCCCAAACTTAAATCAAATAAAGTGTCAGAGGGTAAAAAGTGTGAGTTGCTGGTAAAAGCAGCCACTGAGGAATCTCCAGTTTCAATAAAACAATCCACAGTGCTAAACAGTGTTACAACTCTTATGTTGTTGCTTATTGCTGTGCTAGTAGCGGATGAGGTGCTGATGCTTACTGATTGTCCTCCTCCAGGTCGCAAACCTAAAACAGGAATGGGAGCGTTTGCATCATCTCTTGGTTGTTTACTCATATTCTTTCTCGTTTACATGTAAAATTTCATATTCACTTCTAGCAGCGATGTGTGGATCATCATTGTACCCATCCATTAAAAATGTGTATCTGTCCTCGTGTCCTACTGTAGCGCCATAATGTGAATAAGCGCTAGGTGAAATATAAATGTCTCCAGCTTTCCAATCAAAAATAGGTGCAACTCCGTCACATTCAAAAAATTGCCCTGGTTGACGGTCTCGCATGGGTATCCAAAAGCGGAGATATCGGTTTCGCGACGATTCAGGACTTACGAACTTTTCACCGATCAACTCAGCGTGAACTTTGAATTGATCTTTGTGAGGCTTGGTAAAAACTGGCGGCTGAGTTCTGTTTAAACACCATCTCCAGTTGTTTGTCCCTCCAACTGCTGCAGCTATTGCGTCGCCAAATCGACGAGCAAATCCTGTTAAGTCTGTTCCGTA